CGGGCGGGCCAGTCGGGCCTGGCGTGCGGTCTGGACTGGGGTCAGGCGGCGGCGCTGATCCCGGCGGGCGTCGACCGGGAGAAGGTGCTGGCGCTGATGCGCGAGTATGAGAGCGGCCTGCTGGAAGGCGCGGCCGAAACCGCCAAACGGCAGGCGCGCCCGCCGCATCAGCAGGGATAGCCATGATCGCCAGGGGCTTCGACGGCATGGCGGAGTTCGTCGCGGACGAGGCCCGCGACGGCGGGGCGGCGCTGGAAGAGGCGGTGCGGATCACGGCCCGCAACACGGCCACCGAACTGCGCCGGACCGTGCGTCGGAATTTCGGCTCGGAATGGCGGGTGTGGGACGGCACGAGCTTTCCCAAGAGCATCCGCTTGAAGCGGGTCCGCAAGGGTCACTATCGGGTCGACAGCAAGGCCGTCTTCACCAAGGGCCGCAGCGATGCGGTCAATCTGCTGTGGGTGTTCGACACCGCGCCGGTGGTGCGGTCGGGCCGCAAGTCGGGCGTGTCCATCCCGATCAAGGGCAATGCGCCGATCGCGCAGAACGGCCGGCGATACGCCTGGCCGCGCGAGGCGGAGGCGATGGGTTACGAACTGTCGTTCGCGCCCGTGAAGGGCAAGGACACGGTGCTGATCCTGGGCCGCCGGAACCGGTTCGAGGATCCCGTGCCCCTGTATATGTGGAAGCCGTCGGTCAAGATGCCCAAGCGGCTGGACCTGACGGGCCTGCATAGTCGCCACGCGGCGAAGATGGACGACGTCTGGGGCGAGGTCCTGGACAGCCGCCGGGCGCGGCGCGCCTCGGCCGCCCTGCGCCGCGCGGCTTGAAACCACACGAAACCTGAACCGCAAACCCCGGCCCCGGCCGGGAGGGAGCCCCCATGTCCACACGCGTCGCGACACTCGACTATCGGGTGGTCGGCGAAGGCCGTGCGACCGTCCAGGTCCGCACGCTGTCGCAGGCCCTGGAAGTCCAGAAGCGCAACGCGCACGCCCTGCAGCCGGCGTTCGCCGCCGCCAGCCGGGGCAGCGGCATGATGGGCGCGGTCAGCCAGGCGTCCACCGGGCAGGTGATGGCGCTGGCGGGCGCGATGGGGCCGCTGGGGGCGGGGCTGGGCTTCATCGCCGCCCGTGCGCCGATGGCGGCGACGGGGCTGATGGGCTATGCCGCGGCCGCGACGCGCGCGACCCTGCTAAGCCGGGCGGCGAACGCGGCCATCCTGGGCGGCGCGGCGGTGATGGCGACGGGCGCGGCGGTCAGCGTCGGCTATGCGGGCGCGATCCTGCGCGGCGCCGACGCCTATGCGGCGATGACGTCGCGGCTGAAGATTTTCTCGGACACCAGTGTCGCCGCCGCCCAGAACGAGCGCGCCCTGTATGAGACCGCGCGGGATGCGCGGACCAGCGTCGAGGGCCTGTCGACATTGTTCGTCCGGATCAGTCCGGCGGTCGAGGACATGGGCCGCGCCCAGGCGGCCGCGCTGGAGGTCACGGAATCGGTGTCGAAGGCCCTGGCGGTCCAGGGCGCGACGACGAACGAGGCGACGTCGGCGACGGTGCAGCTGTCGCAGGCGCTGGCCAGCGGCGTGATGCGCGGCGACGAGTTCCGGTCGCTGATGGAAAGCGCGCCGCTGCTGATGCGCTATATCGCGCAGAACCTGACCCTGGACGGCAAGGAAGGGGTGGCGTTCGGCCAGCTGCGGGCCCTGGCGGAAGAGGGCGAACTGACGTCGGAGCGGGTGCTGGAAGCCCTGCTGAAGGCGCAGGAGGCCATCGAGCGCGACTTCGCCAACGCCCCGAAGACGGCGGCGCAAGGGTGGGTGGTGCTGCGCGACCAGGTCACGCGGACCGTGGGCGAGATGTCCAAGACGACGGGGCTGCAACAGGGGGTGTTCGAGTTCCTGGGCGGGCTGGCCGACCGCCTGGACGCGTTCCGCACCCAGGCGGCGCTGGACCCCGACATGTTCGACCCGGTGATCGAGGCGGGCAAGCTGTTCGGCGACGTGCTGGACACGGCCGGCCAGCTGGCGGGCGGGGTGGCCGAGAATTTCGACCTGATCACCGACGCCGCGCAGGCGCTGATCGCCCTGAAGGTCGGGGAGGTGCTGGCCATCGGCTTCGGCGCCGCCGCCGCCAAGGCGCGCGAAGCCTACGGCGCGGTGCAGGCCTGGCGGGCAAGCGGTTGGTTTAACGCTGGCATGGCGAACGACAAGGTCGGTGGTCAGGCAGCGATTGCAGCCCGCACAGCCGCCGTCGCGGCGGCGACCCGTGCAGACGATCTACAGGCCCAGGCCCAGATTAAGGTCCGCAACGCCACGTCAGCGCGGGCGGCGGCCGATGCGGCGGCGGCCGAGGCCACTCGTCTGAAGGCGACGGCTGGCGTTCAGGCTACGGTGGTGGCGGAGGCGGAGGCCCGCTCGTCTGCATTGAACACTGCGGCGGAAAAGGCGGAGACCCAAGCCAAGAACGCGACGACCGGCGCGACCAATGCCCAAGCTGTCGCGTCCGCCCGGCTGGCCATTGCCCAAGAGGCCGAGGCGGCGGTGACCCGCGACGTTTCGGCGAGGCAGGCCGTGAAGCATGCCGTCGGGCGAGGCCTGCTGGCGCTCTATGGCTTGATGGGCGGCGCCATCGGTATCGTGACCTTGGCGCTGGGCGGCCTGATCTATGCGCTGTGGCAGAACGAACAGGCGTGGCAGGAGAAGATCAGGTCCCTGCGCGAAGCGGCCGTCGCATCCGACGACATGGAGGCGATCAGCCGGTCGCTGGCCAGTGCGACCTGGGCGGAAATCCCGGCCCTGCTGGCCAGCGCGGACGCCCGATACAAGGAAGCGGCCGCCGCCCGTGAACTGGCGGCATCGCTGCGTCAGGAGGCGGAGGCCCGCGCGGCGGCCCTGAACAAGCCAGGGACGGCCCTTCTCGGCTTCATGCAGGGCGGCGCGACCGGTCTGGGCGCCGTGCTGGGTGGCCGCCGCGCGGCCGAGCGGGACGCGGTCGCGCTGGGCAGCATCGAGCGTGCGGCGGCGGCGGACGAGTTCCGGCAACGCGAGGCCCGGTATCAGGCCCAGATGAACGCCATGGCCAGCGAAGCCCGCTGGCGCGCGGAAGAGAACCGCACGGGCAAGGACGCCGCCGGTCGCGCCATCGGCGATGATCGGCGGGCGGAGAACGCAGCGCGCCTAGCGGAGATCAACGCCGCCGGAACCCGCGCGGTCGAGGCGCTGGATCGCCGGCTGACGGCGCAAGAGACCGCCGCCGCCTCGGCGACCGGCGACCAGCAGAAAGCCCTGCAGAACGGGGTCACCATCTATCGTCGGTCGTGGGAAGCCGCCGCCAGCGCGGCCACGGCCGGGCAGGCCAATGAAGCGGTCGCGCCCCCTTCGCGCACGACCGGCGGCGGCAAGGGCCGCAAGGCGGGCGCGTCGGAAGACCGGGCCATTGCGTCGCAGCTGGAGCGTATCTCTGACGCCGCGCTGATCGACGAACTGATGGGCCGGACGGCCGGGGCCGGCGGTCGGTTCAGCGAGCGGGACGGCACGCTGTTCGACGGAGAGACGGCGTTCAAGGCGCGCAGCGAGGACGAGGCGCGGGCGGCGGCCGCCTATCTGGAGCAGATCGAGGCGATCCGCACGGCCAAGGACGGGCTGATCGCGGACACCGGCATGACGCGCGAGGCCTTGGCGGCCCAGGCGGAGCAGACGCTGGCGACGGCGCTGGCCACGTCGCAGGGCGCCCAGGCGGAGGAACGGTGGCGCGACCGCATGGCCGAGGCGCGGGGCGAGAGCCTGGCGACGGTGCAGGCGGAGCGGGAGGTGGCCGAGGCGCGCAAGCAGGGCGCGACCGTCACCGACGAACAGGCGCGGGCCTATATCGCCCTGATCGCGGCGCGGGAGCGGGCGCGCAAGGCGGAGGAGGCCCTGAACGCCGCCCGGCCGGTGGTCAGCGAGGTCACGCGCGAGACGCTGGACGGCATGGGCCAGCTGCCGGAGGCGTGGCGCCCAGACCGGGGGGAGATGGGCTTCGACATCGAAGCCGCCCTGAAACAGTGGGCCGAGGCCAGGGAAAGGATCCTGACCGAATCCGAACGGCGCATCCGCGAACGCACGGAGAAGGAGGTTCGCGACGGGCTGAAGACCCGCGAACAGGCGGACGCGGAGATCGCCGCCGCCAAGGTGGCGGTGGAGGCGGAGAGCGCCCAGCAGGTCAAGGACCTGTGGAACCGGCTGCGGGAGGACGATCAGCGCGCCTGGCGCGACCGGCTGGAAGAACGGCTGGAGCAGGAGCGCCAGCTGGCCGACAGCATCACCGGGGCGCTGGAAGACCTGGCGTTCAACGCGGACGCCGGGGACATCGGGCGCCAGTTCGCGGACGACCTGATGCGGGCCATCTGGCAGGAACTGGTGACCAATCCGCTGAACCAGACGATCCGGACCCTACTGCGGGACCTGACCGGCGGGTCGGGGCCCGCGAACGGAGGGCTGTGGGGCGCCATCGGCCGGGGGATCGGTGGTCTGCTGGGCGGTGGTTCGCCGGCGGCGGCGGCCACGGCTGGCGGCTTTGGTGGCGATGGCGGTGGTCTGTTGCCGGGCATGCTGATGCGCGGTTTCGCGGGCGGTGGTCTGCCGGCGCTGGCGACGGGCATGATCCGGGGGCCGGGCGGCCCGCGCGACGACAAGATGGCGGCCCTGGTTTCGCCCTGGGAATACATCGTCAACGCGCGCGCCACGCGGGACAACCTGCCCCTGCTGGAGGCGATGAACGCCGGCCATATCCGGGGTCTGAAGGACCTGCCCGGCTTTGCGGGCGGTGGTCTGCCGGGCGGGTCGCCGATGTCGCCGCTGCTGATCCGCGACGCCCTGCTGGATGCGGAGGCGTCGCGGTCCGTGATCAGCGCGGAGCGGGACCGCGTGATGGCGGATGGTGGTCAGGCCCCGGCCACGCTGCAGGTCAATGTGATCAACCAGACCAGCAAGGAGGTCGAGCCGGAGGTGCGGCGCACCCCGACCGGTTTTGAAGTGGTGTTGCGCGAAGCGGCGCGCGCCGAGGTCCAGAAGATGGGCGCGGACGGCAGCCTGGCCCGCGCGGGCCGGATGACGCCGGGCCTGCGGGGGAGATAGAGATGCCGAACACCTTGCCCAATGCCGGCTTCCTGGACCTGACGGACGGGTGGACCGCGTCGTCGCGTCTGACATTGTCGGTGGATGAGAGCGTGCGCGGCGCGCCCGGCCGGGCGGTTCTGAAGGCCGTCGGGACGACGAACGCGGTCAACCAGGCGCAAACCGTTCGCCCGGCGACGGCGCGGCGTCCGCCCGTGCCGCCGAACGCGGTCATCGAGGTCAGCGCGTCGGTCGCCGCCTTCGTCAACGGCGCGCCGGTCGCGCCGCGCGTGCAGGCCGTGCTGTGGACGTCGCTGGGGAACCAGATCGGCGCGGCCATCGACCTGGGTGTGGCGCTGCCGCGTCAACCCCAGCACGGCGAGGCGGTTCAGGGCGTGCGGACGACCTTCAGGCGCGCGTTCGGTCGCCTGACGACGCCGGCCAACGCCGCCATGTGCGACCTGACGATCACCGTCACCGGCGGCGCGTCGGGATCGACGCTGGAGATCGATCTGCTGAAACCGCTGGTGGCGGTCCTGCCGACCGGCAAGGCGGAGCCGATCACCTTTGATCCCGGCCTGCATGCGGCGGTGGACAGCCAGCTGCCCGTTTGGCCGTCGATCCTGCGCGGGTTTTCGCTGGGGCAGGGCGGCGAGCGTTCGCCGGATCGGGTGGAGTTCCAGGGAGTGACGGGGCGGCCCGCCTCGCGCCGCCTGGCGTTCGATCCGCCGCGCCGACTGAATGCGACGATCCGGTGCGATCCGGTCCAGCGCGCGGTGCTGGAAGCCTTCCACCGGGATACGCCGGGCGATTTCTACATCGTCGAACCGGACAGCGATCGGCTGTGCGTCGCCAGTTTCGCCGCCGAGGGCGCGCCGCGCATGACGGAAGACCTGGGCGAGGTCGCGCTGATGAGCGTCGGCCTGTGGCTGGAGACGGCCTGACGGCCGGTTTTGTAGGGCCCCAGGGTCAGGAGGCGACGCCTCCCGATCTGGGCCGGAGGTGAGCATGCCCGTATCCGAAGACCTGATCCGCACGGCGTGGAGCCGGGATCGCGAACCCGTGGCCCAGCTGGTGACCATCACCTCGGCGGCGGAACCCGAGCCGATCCGGGCGACCGACTGGCCCGAGGGGATCACGACGGGCGGGGTCGAGTATCCGTTCTTTCCTTTTTCGCTGTCATGGGCGGGGCGGGGCAAGGATGACCCGTTCGGCGGCGGCAAGCTGACGATCAGCAATGTCGACGGGCGGATCGAGGAGGCGTGCGACGCCGCGCCCGAGCCGCCCGCCATCGACCTGGCCATCGTTCGGGTCGCGAGCCCCGACTATGTCGAGAAGGCGCTGGTGGATGCGCGTATTCCCAGCGTGTCGGGCGATTCGGGCGAGGTGCGCGCCGTGATCCGCCCGCGCGATTTCGCCCTGGAACCGTGCGTGGCGCGCGTCTACGGCCCCGCCACGACGCCGGGGCTGCTGTGACCGTCCTGACCGTGCCGGCCGACCTGAAGGCGCGGGCGGGTGAACTGGTCGGCCGGCCGTTCCTGGCCAAGGGAGATACGCCCGACGGATGGGATTGCCGGGGCCTGGCGCGGTGGTGCCTGCGGGCGTTCTGCGGGGTCGAGACGCCAGACTATCAGGAGCGCTATGCGGCGGTGGTCATTACGCCGTGCGGCGCCGGAGATCGGCAGCGTCTGCTGCAAGCGGGCCTGCAAGAACAGTGGCGGCCGGTCGCGCCCCAGGCGGGCGCGGTCGCCTGGCTGGAGTGGATGGGTCGCGCCGCGCACGTCGGTTTCATGCTGTCAGAGCATGAACTGATCCATGCCGACAACCGCTGCGGCACAGCCCTGATGGACCTGCGCGCCCCGGCGGCCGGCTATCGCCTGCGCGGCGCGTTCGTGCCCGCCTTCGTCACCGACATCATTCATCTTTGATTGGAGCCAGTCTTGGCTGACGCCCAGCTGCCGGTCGCGCTGTCGCCGGATCCTTTCTCGCGTGCGCTCGACTGGGTGTCCGTGCCCGCCGGGTCGTCGGTCTGGGAGGTGCTGGCCGCCGCGGTGGACGAGAAACGCCTGCCCGCCGCCGAACTGTGGCGGACGGAAATCTATGTCGACGCCGCGCGCCTGCCGCGCGAAACGGCGCTGGATACGGTGCTGCACGAAGGCCAGCTGGTCAGCGTGCAGGTCGAGCCGCTGGGCGGTGGCGGCGGCGGCCGCAAGAACGTCGGGCAAATCCTGCTGCAGATCGCGGTCATCGCGGCCACGGCCTGGATCGGCGGGGCGGGCGGCGGCCTGATCGCCAACGCCTTGCCCATGGGCACGTCATCGCTGATGGCGCGGACGGTGATCGGGGCGGCGCAGCTGGCGGTCGCGGCCGGGGGGATGGCCCTGTCGGCCGCCCTGTTCAAGCCGGAGACCAATCAGGCGAAGGCGAACGATCGCTATGCGCTGCAGTCGTCGGCGAACCGCTATCGCCCGTGGGAGCCGTTCCCGGTCGCGCTGGGCGAGGTGATCGCCGCGCCGGACCTGGCGGTGAAGACGCACACCCGCACCGTGGGCGATGAAGTCTGGCTGTATGGCATCCTGGGGGTCCACTACGGCCCGTGCGAGACTTCGGAAGAGAAGATCGGCGACACGCTGATCAGCAGCATGGGACCGGGCGAGGTCCAGATCGTCAAACACCTGACGCCGGGGCCGCGCACCTTCCAGCTGTGCCCTGACGACGTCGACGAGGTGCAGTTCAACGAGCAGCTGGAGGCGACCCCGTCTTCCAGCACGCCCATTGTTCGCGGCGTGGGGGGCGAGGGCGAGCGTTTCGACTTCGACCTGTTCCTGCCCGGTGGTCTGCATTTCGCCAAGGATGACGGCCGCATTCTGGCCACCTCGGTGACGGTCTTTGTCCGCTATCGACCGGTGGACGAGACAGGGACGCCGACAGGGACCGGCGCCTGGACCGCCGGTCTGACGATCAGCCTGTCATCGACGACGCGCGATCCGTGGCGGGTCACGCGCAGCCTGTCGCTGCCGCTGGGCCGCTATGAGTTTGAAATCCGCCGGTCTTCGCCGGCGGACGACAATCGCAAGCGCGCCGATGGGGTCATGCTGACCGCGATCAAGGCCATCGCCTTCCGCAAGCCGGTGGTGGACGAGACGCTGTCGCTGATCGAGTTCCGGGTCCGCGCCACGGCGGTGAACCAGGGCTCGCTGGCGGCGATCACCATGCGGATCAAGCCCAAATGCCAGACCTGGACGGGGAGCGCGTGGGGCGCGGAGGTCGCGACATCCAATCCGGCCGCCCTGACCCGCTGGCTGCTGACCGGCCCGTGCCCGGCCAAGCCGCTGGCGCCGACGATGGCGGACGCCCGCCTGCGGGCCTGGTCCGCGCTGTGCGACGAATACGGCTGGACCACCAACATCTATCTGACCGAGAGCCGGTCGCAGTCGGACGGGCTGTCGCTGCTGGAGCAGGCGGGCCGCGCGTCGCTGTTCTGGGACGGCGTTCAGGTGGTCGCCTCGGCCTGGGTCGAGAAACCCGCGCCGCGCCAGCTGTTCGCGGGCGCCAACCTGCGGGATCACCAGTGGGAGTATGTCTATTCGGAGCCGCTGCACGCGTTCCGCGTCGAGTTCCAGAACATCGACAAGGGCGGCGAGCCCGATGAGGTGTTCGTCTATGCCGACGGCTATGCCGCCACGGCCGGCGGGGGGAAGCAGGCGGCGACGCTGATCGAACGCGTGCGGCTGGAGGGGCAGAAGACCCTGACCCGTGCCTACAAGGACGGCCGGTGGCGCATGGCGGCCCGGACCCATCAGCGCCGGATCGACACCTGGCGCGCGGACATCGAGCATATCGTCTGCGAATACGGTGACCGGGTTCGCGTGGCGTGGCCCCGCCTGGGGGCCGGATCGACTTCGGCGCGCGTCCGGTCACGGCGGTGGTCAGGGGGGCAGGTCTCGGGCCTGCGCCTGACGGAGCCGGTCCAGATGGAGCCGGGCAAGAGCTATGCGCTGGACCTGCGGCTGGCCGACCAGCTGCTGACGGCCGTGCCGGTGGTCAATCCCGCCACGACGCAGCCGGTGGTCACGCGCGAAATCCAGTTCGCCGCGCCGCGCATGCCCGGCGTCGCGCCCATGCGGGACGACCTGATCGCCTTCGGCCCCTCGACGCAGGTGAGCGAGGATGTCGAGATCATCGACATCCAGCCGGACGATGATCTGGGCGCGACCCTGACCGGCGTGCGGTATGTGGCCCCGCTGCTGATGGCGGCGGAGACCGGCCCTGTGCCGCCCCTGCAGTCCGGAATCACGGGGCAGCGATCGGCGGACCCGCCCCGTCCGACGCTGCTGGGCGTGCAGGTGACGCCGTCGGGGGCGGTGGTCAGCTTCGCCATGCCCACCTGGCGCGGATCGCCGATCACCGGCTACAGCTGCCGGTGGCGAGCGCAGCCGCCGGCGGGCGAAAGCGGCGGGTGGATGCCGCTGCCCACCCTGGGCGGCGATGCGCTGTCGTTGAAGACCCCGCCGCTGGAAGAAGCGCCGGTGCTGGAAAGCGGCGAAGAGGCGACGCGGATCGAGGTCCAGATCGTCGCCCTGACGGCGGCGGGCCGCGCATCGCCGCCCCTGACCGCTGTCGCGTCCCTGCCGGTGGTCGCCACGCCCATCGAGGACGACTGGCAAATCACCCCGCAGCTGCCGACGACCGCCGGCGTCCAGCTGCCCGCCTTCGACATCGTCGGCACGGTGTCGGCCGCCCGCGTCGGCCGGGTTTTGGTCGAGTTCGGTTCGTCCGAGAGCGGCCCGTTCGCGCAGGCGTTCGACGGCCCCCCCGTCAACGGCGCCGTTCGCGCCGCAGCGAGCGGGTTGAAGGCTGGCGAACAGGTGTGGTTCGCCATCAGCTACTGGTCGCCGCAAGGCGTGCCCAGCGGCCGTTTCGTGTTCGGACCCTACACCACGCCGGGCATGATCGCCGGCGACACGCAGAACGTAGGCGGCGTGCCCGCGCCCGACCTGCTGGAGGTGATCGGCGACCACATGCTGGAGCTTGAGGCGCTGGTTGCATCGGGCGCGGTGATTGAGACGCGCACGACGGCGCTGGAAGCCTCGTTCAACGCCTCCAATCCTGTCATTCCGGTTTCATCCCCAACGGCCAAGGACGCCTATACCTTCAGCACGGGCGCCCCTTCAGCTGCGACCAGCCTGCCCGCCGCCAACGTCTATTCGGTCGCGGGCGAAGGTCAGGTTCTGCTGCACAAAGGCAGCGTGTTCATGGGGCCGAAGGAACTGGTCGATATTAAACCGGACCGCTTCTACAAGCCCCGCTTCCGCGCCCGGCGAAAGGTCAACGTCCCCGTCGGCACGAATACCGCCTATTGGGCGCTACGGCTGTTCGGCGACGGCGACGCCAACCTCGGCAACTACCCGTCCCAAAACCTCGGCCTTCTGAACATCGCCGATGGGTGGAAGGATTTCGAGGGTGCCTACGTCTCGGGGGCCGCGATCCTGGCCGCCGCCGCCGGCACAATCCGGGCCCGCCCCATGGTCCGCTTTGGATCTGATGGCTCCAGCGCGAACCAAGGTGAGGTAGAGGTGTCGGCCTTCTCGTTCGAAGAAGTGACGGGCGAGGCGAAGATCGCGGCGCGGGTCACTGAGACCGAGACGGCTGTCGCTGGGGCGGACGGGCTCCTGGCCTATTGGAAGCGCGAGGCGGCGGTGCCTGGGGCATCGGCTTTCATCATCGCGCAGGCCAAGTCGTCTTCCGGGGCGGCTCCGACCTCGTCGGTCGCAATCGGCGGCTCGATGGTCGCCATCGCCAACCCGGCGGAGGACGGCGGCTATCGGGTCGCCATGAAGACCGAGAACTTCGAGACGATCTTCTACGGCGGCCTGAGCGCGGCGAGCTTCACCCTGCTGGGCAACGGGGTTCAGTGGCAACTGGCCTATCGCAGCAAAACCTTCGTGCGCGGGGACGGCGAGACGATCAGCTTCGGCGCCAATCTGGGCGGTCTGCCGCAGTATGAGTTCCTGCGCGACAATCTGCTGCCGCTGAGTGCGGGCGAAACCTACGCGCTGACGCTGACGAGCCTGACCGCCACAGGGGCGACCGTTTCGGCCAAGATCAATGTGCCCGGCTCACCTGGAGCGCAGAGCAACGGCCCGACCAGTGCGGTGCAAAGCAGCGGCCCGCGCTACCAGCTGGGCGTCACGGCTGCGTCCAAGCCGGTTTCGGCGGACGGCATGTATTCGGTGTCGGGCGGCGTCCAGGGCTATGTGCGCGTCTATGCGAAGCTGGAAGAAGAAACGGAGATCACCGTCAGCGGGACGGTTGTCCTGTGGGCGAGAAAAGCGGGGGTATGGGCGCAGGTCGGAACGGCCAGTTGGTCGCATACGGGCACTTACTTCAATCCGGGGCTGTCGCCGATCAGCGTCCCCTTCACCGCGGGTTACAGCGGCGTCATCCAGATGGGGAGCAGTGTCGAGAGTATAGGCGTCACCATCGGAACTGCGGGGGCCGGCACAAGCTCTGTGGACGTCAGCAGCCTGTCCACGTCCTGGATGTCGCAAAGCACCCCCAGCGGGGTGCGATCCGCGCTGGCCAGCGGCGCCAAGACCACCATCCGCATCATTCCGCAGGGCTGATCCATGAGAGAGACGCTGCAAGACCAGTTGCACGCCTGGGGGTTTCCCGGCCGGGCGATGCACCGCCCGCCGTGCTGTCTGAAGCCGATGCCGTCGTTCGCCATCGTCAGGCTGACGGACGACGAGGCGGAAGAGATGGAGGCCTGCTGTGGCCGGCCCATGATCTACGCCTGTGGCGACTGCCTGGCGCCCGCGCCGGTCATCGCGATGCCGGTGCTGAACCCCGGCGATCCGTGGGGGGATAACGAGTTCGCCAACGGGGTTCGGGCGCAGCGCTTCCAGCTGCTGATGGCCTGCGACTGGACCCAGGCGCCAGACGTGCCCATCGCCGGCCCGCTCAAGGAAGCGTGGCGCCTGTATCGACAGGCCCTGCGCGACATCACCGAGACGTTCGCATCGCCGATCGATCCCGACTTCGCCTGGCCCACTGCGCCCGGCGTCTGATTTCAGTAAAGCCGCATGGGCGGCGTTTCAAAGGATCCTGCCATGGCTGACACCCCTTCGCCCGCTGGGCCAGCGGTCGAGCTTGTGCGTCATGTGACGCCGTTTCTGCCCGGTTTCGCGGGGGCCATGTTGAGCATGGCCTTCGGGCAGCGGCTGACCGTCCGCGGGAAGCTGCTGAGCGCGGCCGTGGGGCTGGCCTGCGTCACCATGATCGCCCCGACCCTGTGCGAGGTCGCCAATCTGTTCTGGCCCGGCGACGCGCTGCCGACGGCGGTGGTGACGACGGTCGGCTTCGTCAGCGGTCTGTTCGGCATGATCCTGCTGGCGGGACTGGCGGAGGCCATCGCCAAATACAGCCGCGACCCGCTGAAGCTGGTCCGTATCCAGATCGGGGGCGTCACCGTCTCCGGCGGCGTCGGGGAAGCGTGATGAGCGCCCTGCTGAACGTCGTCGCGGCCGTTCTGGCGGCCGTGGTGGTGGGGGTGGTGCTTCTGGCCTGCCTGTTCGACCGCACAGGGCCGCAGGGGAGGCTGCAGAGGCTTTCCCTGTGCATGATGGCCGGGGGGCTGCTGTGGGCCGCCCCAGCGCGTCTGCTGGGCTATCCGCCGGGCCTGGGCGACCTGATGTTCCTGGGGGGGCTGTCGGCGCTGCTGTTGCGGCTCTACGGGGCAGGCATCTGGGCTGCGCTGGACGGGCTGGACGGCGAACTGGACGGACTGGTCGATATTCAGGCGGTGGTCGAACGGAGCCGCCGGCCGAAGCCCTAGAACAGGGCCGCAAGGCGCAGCCAGACACCCCATGCTCCCCAGGCGACGCTGGCCAGGGAGACCGCGAGAAGTGCGGCGACGACGAGGCGATCCTTCAGCTTCATGCGGCCGAGCCTAGAGCAACGCGGCGTGACTGACACCCCCCGGCCGGACATCCGCCGGATCATCAGACAATCGGAGAGAATCATGCTGACCGAACGGCAGCGCTTTGCGCGCGCCTATCCCATGCTGCTGCGTCATGAAGGCGGCTATGTCGATCACCCGCGCGACCCCGGCGGCGTAACGAACCTGGGCATCACCCTGGGCACGGCGAAGGCCTGGCGTCTGGACGTCGACGGCGACGGCGACGTGGACAAGGACGATGTGCGCCTGTTGACGCCGGAGATCGCCGAGCCGGTCTATCACAAGGGATACTGGCTGGCGGCGCGGTGCGACGCCCTGCCGGCCGGGGTCGACTACATGATCTTCGACCTGGCGGTGAACTCGGGCACGAAGCGGGCGATCCGCTATCTGCAGCGGGCGGCCGGCGCGACCGAGGACGGCCTGATCGGCCCGAAGACGCTGGCGGCCGTGGCCCGACTTCAGCCGGTGCGGCTGGTGGAGCGCCTGTCGGACATCCGGGAGGAATACTATCGCAGCCTTCCGACGTTCCCGACCTTCGGCAAGGGATGGCTGCGCCGCCTGCGCGAGGTCGAGGGGACGGCGCGGGTGTGGGCGGCGGTCCCGGCGCTGGCGGCATGACCCCGGAACGGTTCGCCGCGTTGAAAAAGGGTGATGTGGTGCGGCACAAATTGTCGGCTCACGCCATGACAGTCGAGCAAAACCAAGGCGAACACGGCCTCTGGTTAATCCGTCACAGCCGCGCGACGAACCCTGACGAATGGCTGTTGATCGGCGCTGACGGACACCCGCTGCCGGAGGATAAGCAATGAGGACCCTGGCCGTGCTGGCGGGCTGGAAGGGTTACGCCCTGACCGGTGGTCTGTGCCTGACGCTGGGGGTGACGGCCGGCTGGACCGTCCGCGACTGGAAGGCCCAGGCCGATACGGCCGCCGACCGGATCGCGGCGGCGGCGGCCCAGCGGGTCGCGATCGCCAGTGCGCTGACCCTGGAGCGCGCACAGGCCGACACGACGTCGGTGGTCGAGCGCGAGGCCGTGGCCGAACAGGTCCGCATCCGGACCGTAACCGAGACCATCATCAAGGAGGTTCCGATCTATGTCACCGCTGAAGCCGATGCTCGCTTTGCTCTGCCTGTCGGCCTTGTGCGCCTGCACGACGCGGCCGCCACCGGCCGTCCGCTTTCCGAATCCGCCGGAGAGCCTGATGGCGCCGCCGGGAACGCTGAAGCCAGTGACGTCCCCGCCTCGACGCTCGCCGCCATGATCGCGGAGAACTATGGCGTCTGTCTGGCCGATCAGGCCCGGTTCTCCGGCCTTCAGGACTGGGTGCGGCGACAGCAGGCGCTGATGAACGGCCCATGAGGGCTGATTTGCAGAAAATGCAAATCAAGCCCGTCCGCCGGTCCGTATGATCGGACCCGGATAGCAAGAGGCCCCGCCGCTCCGAAGATGGGCGGCGGGGCCTTTTTCGCATGGGCGGTGGTTGACGCACCGGCCTAGCCCGAGGTGGAAGTAGTTTCCGGCGGATAGTCGCGGACCACCGTCAGGGAGCCCGCAGGCGAGGGCGTCAGGATCAGCGAGGGGTCGGTGGTCAGGTCCAGCCAGTGAATGCCGCATCCCGGCGTCAGGATCACTACCTGGCGGTCGTGATAGGGCCGGATGTCCTCGCCGGGGGCGGTGGTCAGCATGGCGAAGGATCCATCGCGGATCACGCCGGCGATCCAGAACCAGGGCTGATCGACCATCCGGAACAGCCAGCGCGTCTTGCGGCCGTTGATCTTGGGGTCGGTGAACTCATAGAAGCCGTCGGTCGGAATCAGGCAGCGTGTCGAGCGGGCGAAGTCGCGACCCTCGGAGCGAAAGTTGAACACCGGGCGGCCGCCCGGCCCCGCCCAGGCCCATTTGACCAGGGACAGAAGGGGCTGGCCCTGTTCCATGGTGACCACCGGCGCATGGTCGCCGATCCGATAATCCCGCCCCGCTTCGTTGGTCAGGCCCAGCATGGTCAGAGAGCGGCCTGCATGGCGGAAGGGTACGGCCAGTTGATTGGGCGGGACGTGGAGGCGGTAGTTGTTGCACATGTCCGGACCCTCGCTCATCAGCGCAATGACGTTGTCGACGTCGGCGCTGGCGTCCAGTCTAACCCAGGAGCCGCCCATCACCACGCAAGCTTCGAGGTAGACGCGGCCGGGACAGCGGGCGTTCCCGTCGTTGATCCACGCCTTGCAGCGCGGCCGCTGCCCCCACATGACGGTGTCGACGCCCCGCAGACGCGCCACCGTGTCTAGATCGACGGTGGTCATGACGTAGCACCGGGGGCAGCGCGCCCGGATCGTCCAGCCCCGCGCGCGCATCTGCCCCGCAGTGACAGCGAAGATCGGATGCGGCGGCGGGTGGTGAAAGTCGGGGTGCTTGCGACCCATGGATCACGCCTTTGGCCAGCGCCACGCCACTCGCATCTGACCACCGTCGCCATATTCATGGATGATGATCGTCGGATTGCGCTTTCCGCAGCGCTGGCATGCCATCCGGGGCCGGAGGCGGCGCAGGGGCGTGAACTTCATCTCGCGCGACCAGTGGGCCCAGGCGACGCCGCAGGAGTGGCCGCAGTCGCAGACTAGGGACAGCTGGTCGCAGGACAGCTTGTCGTCAATCGTGGTGTCGTCGTCATAGACGCGCACGGCCTAGCGCCCAGCCTGGCCCGTGCGGCCGATCCGGGCCGCGTCCCGTCGAAAGGCGGCCAGCAGGCGCGCCCCTTCGGCCGGGGGTAGGACCACCGCGTTCGATTGATCGCGCACGGCCAGTTCCCGTTCCAGCCGGGGAAGGTCGGCTTCAAAGGCTTTCTGCCGGTGGTCCATCAGGCGTTCCCATCGCTTGCGTCGCCGCAGGCATCATAGGCCCGAGACGGTGGTCATCGCAAGGAAATGTTCACGTCTTGTTCTGGTAGCCGTCAGGCGGGACCTTCGGGCGCCTCGCCCATCAGGCGGCGATATTCGTTCAGCAGCATTTCGGAGCGCTCGATTTCCTGGGCTGTGATGTCCTGATCGCCGGACCTGACGCGTAGGTGGCCCTCGCGCATCAGCTGAAGATTGCCTTCGAGGAATTGCCGGTGCGACAGGAAGCGCATCACCAGGTGCAGCATGGCCGGAGCGGCGCGCCGGCCCGCCTCCCAGTCCTCGACCGTGCGGCGGGTGGCCATCACCTTCTCGGCGAAGGCAACCTGCGACAGGCCATGTTCCGTCCGGAAGGTCTTGATCTGTTCAGGCGTGGGGCCGGTGGTTGGCATGTAGCCTCCCGAGGTGCTATTCTGGCTTGACCTTGGGGGCCGGGCTTGCGCCCGACCCCCTCGGCTTACTTTCGCTTCCGCTTCGCGGCCATCCCGGCAAGGACTAGGGCCGCAAGTTGGAGAACGATTTCAGCGGGGATGTGAAGGTGGATTTCCACGCTTCTCTCCTTCGCTGATCGTCGGGGTTCATTCCCCGGCGACAAAGGGACCATACCACGCATTGCGTGGCGCGCAACCCTTTTCCACGCAATGCGTGGTTTTTATTTCATGCGAACGTGGACGGAGAGGTCCTGATTGTAGCCGACGCGGGCCGCCTCGATCACCATGGCGTCCGACAGGCGCTGCCAGAAGTCGCCGCCGCCTTCCGTCAGGGCCTTATCCTCGGCGTCGGTCAGATCACGATCCAGCACGTTCCTGAACAATAGCCGCAGGCTGGCTTCTTCCGGCCGGGAGAGAAGGCAGCGGCCGTCGGGCTGGATGCCGGTCTTGTCGCCCATGACGCGGCCCATTTCCTGAATCTCCCCGATCAGGTGGCGCAGGAAGGTCACCAGTTCGGGCGGATAGCCCCGGCCGGTCGAGCGTTCCCACTGGGTGACGCGGTCGGTGGTGACGTCCTGATCCCCGGCGACGATGCCGGCGAGGATCCCGATGTGCCGCCGTTCGAGGGTCAGCATGGCGCGCAGGATGCGACTTTCCGCCCCGTTCAGGGTCGGGTCGGCGCCGCCGAAGTCATCGAACAGTCCGCTACGCATGGATAAGCCCTTCTTATAGAGGCCCCGGAAACGGTGCGGGGCGGGGGTTGCGACGTCGTTTTCAGCAACGGTGACCTTTTCAGGAAAAGTCGAGGCGAAACAAGACCGTTGCAGGGTGTGGAAAGGTCAGCGGTAAGGTGAAAAGGTCACCCTGCGAGGTCGCGCCGGATGGCCACGGCGACCGCATTGCGAGGCGCGCCGCGCGAAGTCATGCCCCACCAGCGAACCACGGCCGGGCGGCCGGGGAGGCCGTCGCGGTCGCTCCAGAGGGCGCGCGCCAGAGCGCGCGGCATGGCGACGGGCGCCCATGTGCGGCCCGCGCCGTGAGCCAGCTGGACCGCCCCCAAGGCGGCGGGATCGTCGCGCCGTGCGGAGACATCGAGAATCGCCGCCTCGCCCTCATCCATGGGTTTGATCTTGACCAGTTCGGCGCGGAAGACGGACGCCATACCCTCGCGATAGGGGTGCAGGGGAGACCGGAGAATCAGCCCGTCCAGAGCCCGCCCGGTGTCCAGCGCCTCGCCGGCGACGGCCGCGAAGACGTCAACGGCCAGCGCGGCCGTGGCGGCGAACCGCGTGGGGCTGATGCTGGCGAAGGTCGGCAACCTGTCGGCGCGGCGCTGAAGGCTGGCCAGCCGAGCGGAAAAGGGCCGGGAGAAGGCCTTCAGATCGTCGAAGGCGGTGAAGCGCCAGCCCTGGGGCGGGGCCGCCTGACCCATGAAGGCGGATTGCGCCGACTCCAACCCGCCCGGCGCCGTCAGTTCGCCATCGAGCCCGATCAAGCGCGGATCGGACAGCGCCTCGCGGACAGCCGGGCAGGGGACGGGTGCGCCGGATCGCAGCATAGGACCGGCGACCGGGTCGATAACGCAGCGCACGCCGTCGAACTTGGGCTGGACCCACAGGCCGCCCTTGGGCCAGCGCAGGTGCGGCGCCGTGACAGCCAGCATAGGGGTGACCGGGCGGGTCATGCCGCGTTCCTGGTGTTGTCCACCACAAGGCGGGGGCCGGTGGCGACAGGCGGCAGGGGCATGAAGCCCGCCTCCTGCGCCGCCTGACGCCGCAGGGCCGCCGCCATGGCCGCCCCGGCCGAGGCCAGAGCGGCCGGATCACCGGTCGCCGCCGCCATCTGATAGGCCGCCACGGCCACGCGGGCGGGGCTCATGCCCCCGCCTCCAGACCCCAGTCAGCCGCCTCGTAGTTGGCGTTGCGGCGGATCGCTTCCGGGTCGCTGCTGACGCCCAGCATTTCGCAGGCCCGCTCGACGATCCGGTCGGCCAGCCGACGTGCGTCGGAGGTCGCCCAGCCGCCATGCTCGCAGGCCTGATAGGCGTAGCAGTGAGAGCCCTTGATGACGGTCCACAGGCTATCCAGCGTGACGTCTTCATAGCGGAAGACTTGCTCCATCACCGGCAGGTCGGACCAATACTCATCAGCGCGGGTCTCATAGCGGGCGCGCAGACTGGCGCGGTTCTCGATCCAGAGCATCAGGGCGCAGCTGGCGGCGTCGGCGGCCAGGCCCTGATCCACCGCGAAGGTGGCCATGGCGTTGACGTGGAAGTTCGAGACGAGGAAGGCGGACATGGTGTGAACCTTTCAGATCGCCCCGCCCGATTGCGGAGCTTGAAGAGGTGGCCCGGCGGAGGGTGCTGCTTGTGCAGTTCTTCTCCGCCGCCGGGCCGTGTGTCGATCCAGCCGGGGGCGTCGACGTGCACAAAACAGCACGCGCCCGATGCTGCGTCAAGTCATCGTATAGCATTCATCACGCCGGACCCCCTCCGCCCCATGCAACGCGACGGGTCCTACCAAGGCAAAGAAAGTATGCGGGGAGATGACCCGCGCCACTTTTCTAAAAAACTTGAGAAAAGCACAGTGAAGGGTGCTTTTGACTGTTCGGCAGGCTGCACGGGGCGATGCCCAAGGCCGACGGTGTCCAACCGGCGAGAATCGGTCATAGATTGAGGGTGAAGGGTGGCTCTTCGGGGCGCGGAAACGGCCTATGCGCCTTGGGTTCGCTGTCGAAGGGTTTACAAAATGGGCCGCTCTAGCCCATTGAAAACGCAGTGGATGCAACCTGACTTTTAATCAGGGGGTCCTGGGTTCGAGTCCCAGGGGACGTACCATCTCCTTCCCTGTCGGATAGTCTTCGTCTCATTCCTGAACAGGCTCGTCGCAAAGCGATGGTTGGCGAAAGCCTTGCCGCCTAATCCGTGGATCTTGGACGCCACGGAAACAGGCG